CGTAGTTAGCCCTCGAGTGGGAACACCGGGCGCCGAATTTGACGCCGACCTAGCAGTAATGCGCGGAGCGAACATTGAGGCGCTACTTGCTGGCGGGTTTATTCAAGTATCCACACCTAAGCCCGTAAAAAATGCTAAAAAAGACATAGACACAAACGAGGAGTAACTCAAATGGCCACAACAACTTATCTCTCTAATCCAGATGTAATTATCGCAACCGTTAATTTGCGCGATCAGTGCACCGCCGCAACGCTTACAAGAACCGTTGAAGCATTGGAAAGCACCGCGTTTGGTGACACTGCACGTTTTATGTCGGGCGGTCTCGAAAATAACGAGCTAACGCTTACTCTTTACATGAGCTATGCCGCCACGGAAACTTGGGCCACGTTAAATACACTCACGGGCACGCAAGTAACCGTCATTGTTTCGCCACAAGCGCCAGCAACACCGGGCACTTACACGTCAACCAATCCCGGCTTTACTCTGACAGGCACTTATTTAGAATCGTTGCCAGTAATTAACGCAACCATGGGCGAATTGTCAACAATTGACATTACGTTTACTGGCGGCTTGTACTCGGCAGACATTACCTGATAACGGCCTTAACACGGCCCGACACGAAAGAGGCTAGTTATGCAACTCACGCTAAAAGTTGAATTACCAGACAACACCTACACCGTTACAACCAACCTGTACGTTGTCGTAGCGTGGGAAAGAAAATTTAAACGCAAAGCCTCCGACATGGCCAACGGCATCGGCATAGAGGATTTAGCCTATTTGGCGTTTGAAGCGTCCAAGTTAAACAAGATTGTTGTGCCGGCAGAGTTTGACAACTTTATTAAACAACTTGTCAACATTGAGGTTGTCGAGCAAGAGCAACCAAGTTTTACGGAAGCGGCACCTACAGACGCCAGCTAGCCGAGGTGCTAGTAGCTGTCGGTTGGTGGCCGCCTAACATACCGTTTGACCTACAAGACTTGCAAACCGTGGCTAAAGTGTTGACAGAGGCACACAAAAAAAGGTAGCGACGCCATGAAAGTAAACGCATCAGTAGACGTATACGGGGTGCAGGCAGCGCTTAAAGAATTAAACGATATAGACCGCAAAATTAGGCGGCAAGTAACTAAAGACATAACCTCGGTTGGAACCAAAATTGTTACCGAGGCTCGGTCAATGGTTGCCAGCTATCCAAACAGTAAAGGCAACGGTGCCCCGCTTTCGGGCATGGTGCGCGGCTCGCTTATCCGTGGCCGAGAGGCTGGTTGGAATACAAGCGAGGTGCAAAAAGGTTTTGTTGTAAAGGTTGGTGTACGTGGAACCCGTGAGCGTTACGTAGATTTTAACCAAGGCGGTTACACACGCCAAGTTGTATACGGTGCCAAACCGTACCGTTTAATGGTCATACAGCAAAAGAGTTTTGCGGGCGCTATTTATGACCATGCCGGCAATGGCATTAGCGGCCTACGTAACAGCAATTTTATTGCAAACCTAAATAAAGAGGAGGGCGAAGCGCCTCGAGTAATTGACAAAGCCGTAGAAAACAACAGACCAGCAGTAACCGCCGAGCTACTAAGCATTGTGGATAAAGTTATGAAACAAACAAACCGCAACATGGTGGTAACACGTGGCAATTAACATACCGATTTTAACAAGTTTTAGTGGTAAGGGTGTTGCCGACGCTCAACGCGAATTTAAAAGCCTGACTAGTACAACCGAAAAGGCTGGCTTTATTTTGCAGCGCGCTTTGCTACCAGCTGCCGCCGCTATCGGGACTATTACGCAAGTTATTGCCCCGGCTATTAGAGCAGCCTCGGATTTTGAGGAAGCTACATCTAAAGTAAATATCATTTTTGGCAAGGCGTCTAAAAGTGTTAAAGATTTTGCAGATACCGCCGCTACTAGTTTGGGTCAATCAAAGCAATCTGTTTTGGACGCTGCCGGCGCTTTTGGCACATTTGGTAAAGCTGCCGGTTTGGCTGGCGAGGACCTAGCACTATTCACCACTGATTTTGTAACGCTGGCAACTGACTTAGCGTCGTTTAACAACACAAGCCCCGAGGAAGCCGTACAGGCCATTGGAGCGGCCCTACGAGGCGAGAGCGAGCCTTTACGCCGTTTTGGTGTATTGCTTAACGACGCGACGCTTAAAAGCGAGGCAATGGAATTAGGCATTTACAAGGGCAGTGGAGCGCTTACAGCTCAACAAAAGATTTTGGCGGCACAATCCGCTATCTATAAACAGACAGGCGACGCGCAAGGCGACTTTGCTCGAACCGCCGACGGACTAGCAAATAGCCAACGCACACTTTCTGCAATTTTTGCAAACTTCCAAATACAACTAGGACAAAAACTTTTACCAGCAACCACCGAATTTGCTAACGGCCTAATTGACGTTGCTAACGCAATGAAAAAGATTCCACAACCCACCGAACAAGCCACCGACAAAATTAACTTTTTTACCAAAATCCTGCAAAGCGCCACAAACCCAATTGCAGGTTTCATAAACGGTTTACGACTGATCGGGTCTGGTTACTTTGATGCCGAAAAACAAACGGGCGCTTACAACCAAGCGTTAGGGATTTCATCACAACAACAAATGCGCGCCGGCGATGCCGCCGCCGAATTTAATAAAAAGTTTGATGAAACAGAAAAGAAAGTAGGCGGCGCTAAAAAAGAAGTAGAAAGTTTTGCTACCGCCTTAAAAGAAAAATTAAGCGAAGCCGTAGACACCGCTAAAGATAAATTGGCAGAAGCACAAGGCGAATTTAACGATTTTGCAACCAAGGTAAGCGACGCAGTAAAAGGCGCGCTCGACTTTAACGCCGCGCTTGAAGCTGGCGATTACGGATTTAAAGGGTTTTTGCAGGCCCTACGGGACCAAGTAAAAGGCGTAGAGGTTTACGGCACCAACCTTGGCAAAGCCTTAGAAATGAACCTGTCGCAAGACGCCTTAGGTTTTGTATTGGACGCCGGCAACGTCGCTGGCGCCGAGATAGCCCTAGAGCTTGTTAAAGGCGGCCAAACAGTTATAGACGAAACCAACGCGCTTGTAGAGGCGGCTCTACGAGCAGCAGACAAGGTAGGCATACAGGCTGCCAACAAGTGGTACAAGACAGGCGTAGACCAAGCCCAATTTATTGTGGACGGACTTGAGGCAGAGCTAACAAAATTAACACCAAAACTTATGGCAAAAATGGACGAAATAGCCTCAAAACTTAAACGGTCTGTAAACATTGACGTAATCGTTACCGAGCGCGTAAACAGAATTGTTAGCACCATTAGCAGCGGTATACCCAAAATGGCAAACGGCGGCATTGTCACCGGTCCAACCTTGGCCCTTATTGGTGAAGCTGGACCCGAGGCCGTAGTACCACTTTCCCAAATGGGCAACATGGGTAATGGCGGCGGTGTAACAATTAACGTAACGGGCGGTCTATCAACAAGCGCCGAAATTGGGCAAAGCGTTGTTAATGCGTTGCGCGCGTATTCGAGGACCGCTGGTCCATTGCAATTACAAGTGGCGTAACATGGCTACCGCCGTTATTCAATCTGGTAACTATGACTTACAGATAGCTACAGGGTTTTTAGTTGACGCTTTTACACTTGACGACACCACGCGCGGAGTAATCGGGAGCACCGAATACGTATTAGACGGAACTACCGAATTTGCCAGCGTTTTAGACGGCGCGCTTAACGTCAACGTGCGACGTGGACGACGGGACCAAGGCGACACTTTCGGCGCTGGCACAATGACTTTTACCCTTGACGACACACTGGCCGGCGGCGTATTTAACCCGTTTAACGAGGAATCGCCGTATTGGGATACCGCGGAAGCTTTACCCGGACTAGCCCCAATGCGCGAAGTACGACTAATACGCTACGACACACTTAACGCCCCGCAATTCATTTTTAACGGCTACATAGTCAACTACGATTACAATTTTGCGCTTGGCGGCAACGATACCGTAGAGGTGTATTGCGCAGACCAATTTTATTTGTTAAGCCAAACCGTGTTGAACGAATTAAACGTGACTGCCGAAACATCGGGCGAGCGCATAGAAACCGTCCTAGATTTACCAGAGGTGGCGTTTCCAATAGCGGCCCGCAACATTGCTACAGGCACCGTAAACCTCGGCCACGCCGTTGCATACACCGTGCCGGCTGGTACAAACGTACTTAACTACTTAACACAAATAAACGACACCGCCGAATTCGGCCGTTTGTTTATGTCTCGAGCGGGTGTGCTGACATTTCAAAATAGGCTAGGCAATACGCTGGCTGGCAGCTCTGCCGATTTCCACGACGACGGGGCCATAGGCACTTTAAAGTACACGGGCGTTGGCATTTCGTTTGAAGCGGACCAAGTAATAAACCGCGCCGTAGTAACCGGTCTAAACGACACAACCGCGACCGCTACCGATGACCCGTCAATAGCCACGTATTTTATACAAACCACAAACATTGGCAACAGCTTGTTACACGAAGCTGGCTCAATAACCACGGCGGCTAGTTACCTACTTAACGGTCAACCAGAGGCCCGCTACACGTCCGTTGAAACCTCGTTTACCTTGCTTACCAACAGCCAACGCGACACGGTAGCCACCCTTGAAATTGGCGACACAATCACGATAGAAAAGACTTTTACCACTGGCACAACAACCAGCGAACTAGCACAAGAGTTAGCCATTGAGGGCATTGAGCACCGCCTCAATTTTGCTACAGGCCATAGCGTTTTGATCAGTACTAGCCCTACAACGATTGTGTACGAATTTATTTTAAATGACTCGGTGTACGGAATTATTGGTATAACTGACCCTCAGCCAGTTTTAGGATAAAGTAACACTTATGGCCGCAGTTAGCACACTTCCAGCAACGTTTGTATCGGGCAATATTTTGGAGGCTGCACAACTTAATGATTTGCGCGGCGCGTTTCGCGTTTTGCAAGTTGTTTCTTTTTCTACAAGCACTCAAACAAGTAGCAACTCAACAACTTTTGTCACAACAGGTCTTACTGCCTCAATAACTCCATCATCGAGCACGAGTAAAGTTTTGGTAATTGTTAATGCAAACACCTTTAACAGCACAATCGGCTATTTAGGAACTTTTACATTATTCAGGGGCACAGTTGCAGGAACAAACTTAGGAAACGGTAACGAAGGATTCCAAGCTACTTATGTATCTGGCGTCTACTCAATTTTGCCTAACGGATTAAGTTACTTGGATAGCCCTGCAACAACATCAGCGACTTCTTACACTTTTGGCATGAGGTCAAATAACGCAGCAAACACAGTTTATTGTCAAGCAGGCACAGGCGCGCCAAGTGCCACTGGATCAACAGGAACAATCACTTTGATGGAAATATCAGCATGACCAATTACGCAGCAGTTTTATCAGCAAATTACACAACCGATGAGTGGTCAATTAGTGGCAACGATTACGCCACGCTTGAGTGGTTTAGCGGAACGACAAAACCAACACAAGCCGAACTAGACGCACAATGGCCAACCGTTGACTACAACAATCAAGTGCTTGCAGTAGAAACAACACGCCGCACACAATACGAAGCCCAATCAGACGGCTTATTTTTTGAGTGGCAACGCGGCACAAACACGCAAGACGCATGGGAAGCCGCAGTACAAGCAGTCAAAGATGCAAACCCGTACCCACCTAACCCTGCTGGCTAGTTTCGTGCTTGCACTTGTCCTGACCGCTTGCGAAACGACACGAACCAACGCACCATTAAAAGTACGCAACACCGCGCTTACACGTTGCTCGACTATTCAACAATGCGAAAGGGTTAGCAATGGCTAAGGAAAAAGCAGAAATAGAAATCCTGCACGCACGTATGATCGTGTTTGTTGGCTGCACAATTGCAGTCACATTTGCAATTACTGTTATTGGGTTTGTTTACGGTTTGTTGTTTGTAACCCAACCGTTAGAGCAATCACCAAACGACGCTCAATTTATAGATTTATTGTCAACACTTACCGTGTTTATGACCGGCACGTTGTCTGGCCTTGTCGCCGCTAACGGCCTTAAACGGAAGCCTGCCGAACCCGTAGCGCCATGAGCGTAATACCAGCAGACCCAAAAGTTATTGGCTCAAAGCCATACACGGGCAACAGTGACGGTGCCGCAGCTGGCCCACGTGCCGGCATGGACGAGTGGGTTAGACAAGCTATAAAGTTTGGCGCTGGCGCGTTTTGGAATAACGGAAGTTGGGGCATTAGAGATATGCGCGGCTCAACAAATTTAAGTGTTCACGCCACCGGTCGAGCGGTTGACTTGTCGTACAGACCGTCAGAGAAACAACCAAAAGCAAACCGTAAAGCCACTATTGCGTTTTTAAATATTGTGTTAGCTAACGCAAACGAATTAGGTGTTGAGTGTGTATTTGATTATTTCCCAAAAAGTTTTGGGCGCGGTTGGCGTTGCGATAGACAGCGTTGGAAGTCATACAGCAAACCAGAGATTCACGGCGCGCCGGGTGGCGATTGGTTACACATTGAGATAAACCCACAAATGGCAGATGCACCAAACCTTGTAAAACAAGCGTTTCAGAGGGTATTCACCGAATTGCCACAATAGTGCCCTATGGTGGAAACACCGACGGAAAGCTAGAGGTGCAATATGGCAGATGCAAAAACTTACATATACGAGGTTTACACAACCAGACTCGACAGCGAGCAAATGGTGTTAGTACAGATATTTCGGGACCCTGAAACAGACCGAGTACTACACGCGCAAATAGCGTTTAAAAACGCTCAAGGCGACAGCTGGCAGACCCCTTACCAATTGGAGAAAAAATGAGCTATTTTGCAATAAAAATAGGTGCATGGCTAATTAGTGCCTTAGCAGCGTTTACGTTGCTCTGGGACGCTAGTAAAGCGCCTGAAGCCAAACTACAGCTGGGTGAGCAGATCACTACAACGCTTATCAGCATTGTGCCCACGTTGCCAGAAACAACGACAACGACAACGACAGTGCCTAAAGGTTGTGCACAATACGTTGCCGATGCAATTACAGCTGGTTGGCCAGCGGACCAAGCACCAATGCTGGCGCGCGTTATGTTTCGGGAGTCTCGATGCAACCCACTTGCCTACAACGCAAAAGACAGTAACGGCGGTAGTCGAGGACTAATGCAAATGAACGGCACCCACGTCCAAGGGTTAACCGAATTGGGCTATATCACAAC